ATGTTCTCAGGTGGAATGAAATCGATGGGTCATTTAGAACATCTAGAATGGTTTTTAGGAAATCCTTATTGGATGTTTTTAGGAGCAATTGTATGCACTCTCCTTTGGCAATCTTCATCTCTTACTACAACTGCGGTAATAGGACTTGTTGCTTCAGGAACATTACCACTTCCGTCTGCAATTGCAGCAATATTAGGAGCAAACGTAGGAACAACAGGAACGATATGGATTGCAGGAATGTTGGTGAGTGATGGTATGCCCACAGGAATTACGAAACAAGTGGCTCTTGTTCATACAGGAGTGAATACAGTAATGGCAGTTGCACTTCTTCCCTTCATACAACCAATTGCAAGATTTATATCGAAGTTTTAACTTGACAAACTTCACAGATATTGGTATAATATGAATAGAAGAGTGAAAGAATAATCTGACACATAACTATAATATGAATAGGTAATTATGACTATCACAATTAACGTAAAACCAAGAGAAAACATAAACCGAGCATTGAGTCGTTTCAAGACTGCCGTAATGAATGAAGGCATCATGAAGGATGTTCGTGCTAAGTCTCATTTCGTTAAACCATGTCTCAAGAGGAAGTTGAAACGTGAAGAAGCTGCAAGGCAACGAATGAAAGATGAAATGAAGGCTATAAGAAAACTACAGAATGAAGAAAGAGAATGGAGACAACGATAAAGTTGTTCAATTAGACCAATTCCGTAAGGAAAAATACATACTCAATATCAAGGTTGGTGGGTACTATGCCAACCTAGAACAAGGAGTATACCTTCATGTTGTCGGTGTAACCTCACCGATGCACACTAAAAATGCTGAATGTCACTTCATAGTGGAAGATCATTTCGGGAATCTAGTTACTTTCCGTGTTGATGATCCTCCGCCGGGGTTTGTTGCGTCTTGTACAGAGGAATTTGCAGCAGCTTGTCTATCAAGTCCAGAACCAGATGATCCTTTAGTGTCATAGTATTATAAATAATAGTATTGTTATACCCCTACCTTTTTAAAACTTAAAAACTTGTTAGAATGTTAAAGTTTAAACAATATCTGGCAGAATCTACCGATGCATCTACTAAATTTGAAGGTGTAATCGTAGATTGTTGGAATTTAAAAAAAGATTTAATAAAAAGTAATAAAGTTCAGGAATTCCTACGTTCTTCAAAGACTGATAAACAATGGGCCACAACTGGAAAAACACCAGAAGAACAAGAACAGATCCTTTTAGGTTTTCAAAGAGTTTTAAAACAAAAAGCAAAGGTGAGTGGGAAAGCAGATTCGGCAGGACAAACTAAACCTAAAATTTCCTCAAAGTGGACAGAGATTACAGGCAAAGGTGTAGATACTTCAAAAGCAGATATTGTTATGGGGAAATTGGGTGTATCTGTTAAGGGCCCCAAAGCACAATTAATGTCAGGTGAACAGAAAGAGTCGAGAGCAACAGTTATTACAGCAATTGCAGAAGCAAATGCAGATAATCAGATTCAAGAAGAATTATTGAAGATGGTCGATAGTTTTATCACAAATACAAGAACTATTGGAGGAGAAACTTTAGAAACTCCCAAAGGAATGAATGTTAGAACATTATTGAAAAAAGGTGCAGAAGGTTCTCTCATAGATCCTCAAAATATTGCAGCCTTTGAAAAGATGAAAGATCAGAAAGCACTCAAATCAACTGTAGAAAATACCTTCAAGAAAGCATTCAATAATAAAGCAGTAGGCGATGCATTTGCATGGGAATCCATGACAGGATGGGAAAAGTTTGGAGGAAATACATTTGGAGAATCGGGGGATAAAAAAGGTCTTGCAACTCATATGTTAGTGTGGGATTATGATTTGAAGAAAGTTAAGTTTGATGACTGTAACAAAATCAAATCAAACATTGCAAAAAAGATGTCAATGAAAGCAGACATGAAAAGTAATTCATATAAAGTAATGGGAGAAAAGGCAGGATATTCTTTTTATCAAACAGTAAGATTGGCAGTAGATGTGGTATTCGATAAAGCAGATGAGTTCCAAACAGAAGCAGTCAATAGAATAGAATATGGTCGAAAGGATTTGTCAGAAGGTGTTATCACAGAAGGGATATTCAAAGACCTAGTTGGTAAAACATGGGGATGGTTCAAAGAAAAGATGAAGAAACTATGGGATTGGTTGGTGGAAAAATTTATTAAACTTAAAGAAACTATAGTTGAATTATTTAAAGAAGGAATCGATAAGGTTTTAAATTTCTTTGAATTTCAACCAGTAGTCAGAGTAAACACTACAATTAACTTAATGTAATGCTCACGTTCAAACAATATCTTACAGAGGCCAAAGAAGGAAAGAACCTTCATCTAGAACATCTGGAAGATGAAGTTCTGAATAATGGTATCAATGGAACAAGAGGTGCAATCAACTTCTTACAGTCATTGAGAGATATGCTTGCAGGAAATGCAAAGAGAAGTATCAACGTTACAGTCAAGTGGGATGGAGCTCCCGCAGTATTTGCAGGGATCAATCCAGAGAACGGAAAGTTCTTTGTAGGAACAAAAGGAGTATTCAACAAAACTCCTAAAGTCAATTACACAGATGCAGACATAGATGCAAATCATTCATCCGGCGGACTCAATGAGAAATTAAAAGTTGCACTCAAGTATCTCCCAAAGTTAGGAATCAAGGATGTTCTACAAGGAGATTTATTATTCACACAAGATGACCTTTCAACAGAGACTATAGATGGAATTCCGTATACAACCTTTACTCCGAATACAATCACGTATGCCGTACCAAAGGAAAGTGCCGATCCGTTCAAAAAATCGAAAATGGGTATTGTCTGGCATACCACTTACACAGGAGAAACGTTACAATCCATGCGGGCATCTTTCGGTGCTAGTATAAGTGGATTGACAAAAACAAGTGATGTGTGGTTCACGGATGCAGATTACAAAGATACTTCTGGAACTGTAAACTTCAACAAGTCAGAGACAGATAAAATAACAGCAGTATTATCTCTTGCAGGGAAAACATTCCGTAACATGAAGTCAAATTTCATGAATCAACTCATGAGTAGAGATGATATCGTGACACTTATCAAGACATTTAACAATACGAAAGTCAGAGAAGGACAGGCCATATCAAATACATCAAGACATACTTCAGATTTGTTAAAATATGTCGATGTCAAACTTCAAAAAAACATAGATAGTGTAAAGACCTCTAAATCGAAACAAGCAAAACAGAAGACAAAAGATGAAGTTAGTCGATTTCTTTCTTCCCATAAGAAAGATCTTCAGACTATTTTTGATATGCAGAATCATCTAGTCGTTGCAAAGAACATGGTTATTCGCAAGTTAGAGTCGGCTAGAGGGGTCATGGACACATTTATTCGTACTGACAATGGATATCGTGTAACACCAGCAGAAGGTTTTGTTGCAATAGACCAAATAGGGAATGCGGTGAAACTGGTTGATCGTATGGAATTCTCACGAGCTAACTTTAATGCAGCAAAGAATTGGACAAAATGAATAAAAATAAAAGAAATGCAAAAATCCTAACTTCTTTAAACGAAGTAGTTGCTAAAGGAAAATTATCTGGTAATACCTTTTCTGTCAAGGTTATAAGTCGGGGCGCAGATGGAAAGAAGGGAACAGATGATGATAAGATCCGTAGAAAAACGAAGACTAAAGTTAAAGGTGATTCTATGGGAGAAGGTTCATCTGATACAACTGATATGTATAAGTTGATGATAAAAGGAATGAAAGCAATGCCGGGTTCACCGAAACAAAAAGAGATTATTAAACAGATAAATGTTATACGAAAAAGATTAGGTATGAAACCTATGACAGAAGAAATAAAAGAAGCATCTGAATGGGAAGAAGTATTTGGAGATTCAACATATCAAGATTCCTATTGGGGCGACCCTGCAACCATTAGAGGTAAGATAGAGATTGCAAGAAATAAAGTAAAGGCAAAACATAAAGAAGAGGATGAAGAAGAAGAACAAACTCATAGTGATCATCAACAACGAACAAACGAATCCAACAAAAAATCCTACGAACAATTCATAAAAGAGGCAAGAGGATCAACAGCGGTATTCACATTTGGCCGATTCAATCCTCCAACAATCGGTCACGAAAAACTACTTAATGTAGTTGCGAGTACCGCTTCCAAAGTAAAAGGAGATCAATATGTATTTCCTAGCCACTCTCAAGATGCAAAAAAGAATCCTCTCACCAATGATCAAAAAGTTGTATTCATGAAAATGATGTTTCCCAAACATCGAAATTCTATTATGAAGACAACTGTAAGAACTGCATTTGAGGCAGTATCAGATCTTCATAAAATGAACAAGTATTCAAAAATTATAATGGTTGTTGGAAGTGATCGTGTAAGAGAATTTAATACTGTTCTCAACAAGTATAATGATGTAGAAGGAAAACATGGATATTATAGATTTGATGATATTGATGTTATTTCCGCAGGAGAACGAGATCCAGATTCAGATGGTGTATCTGGAATGTCTGCATCAAAGATGAGGGCTGCAGTTACGGAAGGTGATTACGATTCTTTCAAAATGGGAGTTCCCCCTACTGTATCGGAAAGAGATTGTGAAACACTTTACAAAGCAGTTTCAAAAGGAATGAAAATTAAAGAAGAAAGAATTAGGGAAGAATGGGAATTGGATGAACTTGAAGAAGCACCAAAACCAGCAAAATCTAAACCACCATCGAAAGGTCTTTCTCCCGCACAACGAAGGAGAATGGCATTGAGAATGAAGATTCAAGCAAAGAAACCTTCTTTCATTATGAAACGATTACGATCAATGAAACGTGCTGCGACTAAGGCAAAACTTTTAGTACGTGCAAGAAAAGCTGCAATAAAGAAGGTAGTTGCAAGATTCTATCCAAAAATTAAAACAAAAAGTAGATCAGAACTTAGTTATGCAGAACGTGGAAAAATTTCTGATATAGTTAAAAAGAAATCATCTATGATTGCTCGATTTGCAAAACGAATGGTTAAAGATAAACGTAAACAAGATGTGGAACGTAGAAGATCCATGAATAAACCAAAGGAAGACTAATATGTGCGAAAACGAAGAATGCAAATGCCAAAATTGTACTTGTGATCCCTGTGAATGCACAATTGATAACCCATGTGGTTGCGATGATGAGGAGTTAGTCGCAGCAATATAAGAAAGGAATGAAGTGGCTGAATATACAAATGACGAACCTTGTGAATTTATTTACAACATAACTGCAATAGAAAAAGTTGTTGATGGAGATACTATCGATGCAGTTATTGATTTAGGTTTCGATGTAAGGTTTTGTGGTAGAATTCGTTTATTAGGAATAGATACACCAGAATCAAGAACAAGACACAAGAACGAAAAGGTATACGGAAAGTTATCCTCTGCAGCTCTCAAGTCGTGGGTACATTGGGCAGTTATGTCAGATAGAGATGATATCGAAATTCAAGTTAGATGTCCAGAAGCAGACAGTCGAGGAAAGTTCGGAAGAATCTTAGGAGAGATCTGGATCAATTGCACAGAAGATGGACATGATTTCGGTGGATGGACTAACGTAAACAAATGGATGTGTGAGAATGGTCATGCTGTAGGTTATACTGGTCAAAACAAAGATGATGTAAAAGATGAACATTGGAAGAACAGAGTATTTTTAGCAGAACAAGGTGTTCATGATTTATTGCCTTGGGATGAAGATTAATGTCATATTCGGAGAAGGTTGTTGAGCATTACGAGAAACCAAAAAATGTTGGTAGTCTGGATAGTGAAAGTCCATCTGTCGGTACTGGTTTAGTAGGAGCTCCAGAATGTGGAGATGTAATGAAACTTCAAATAGAGGTAGATGAAGATGAAAAAATCATTGATGCCAAATTCAAAACTTTTGGGTGTGGATCTGCAATTGCTTCTTCTAGCTTGGCGACTGAATGGGTTAAGGGCAAGTCTTTGGATGAAGCACATACAATTCAGAATACGGACATCGTGGAAGAACTTTCTCTTCCCCCTGTCAAAATTCATTGCTCTGTTTTGGCGGAAGATGCTATTAAACGAGCAATTGATGATTATAGAAGAAAACAAACAACATAGTAGGTAGAAATATGAGAAAGGTAATTATGGGTTGGTTTAGTAAGATTAAAGATCATGTAAAAAATATTGCTAAAAATGCTAAACAAGAAGCAGAAGATAATAAGGAACTTGCAGAAACAGTTAAGAAAGAAGTGAAGAAACAAGAAAAGAAAATAAAATCAACTAAAGCAAAAAAAGGTAGAAAGAAGAAGCAGTAATTGCAAGGGTCTATTGTAGAGAACTCACTCAGAAAAATAAAAAGAAAATCAAAACCAATAAACAAGGACTATTATATTGAAACAGTCTTGGAATACAAAACAACAGATGGTTACAAAGGATGGATAGTAAAAATCCGCTCCCTAAAGTAGATCATGGTGTGGATATTGTTGGTGATGAGTGGGAAGAACCAGAAGAAGAAGAGGTAGAGAAAACATTGAATGATATTCTACCGATTTTTAAACAGGATATTGAATTTGAAAAGAGACATGATCCTGTACATCCATACTGCACCAATTGGCCTACAGGAAGTAAGAAAGAAAAAGAAGAATGAAAACATTCAAAGAATATAGTTTACAAGATAAACTTGACAAGTACGTTAGTGATGAAATAAAGAGAAGGAAACTCGCAAGGTTTCCTGTAAATGCTACTGATGATTATAAGATGAAAAAAGGAAAACCAACTTTCAAATTTCCATCTCCAACTGGTGAGATGATGATTCATGTTTGGTTGAGGCCCATGGCAAAACCCGCAAAAAGTCATACAAAAGCATTCAATTATCAATTAGAGGACAAGTAAATGAAAACCCTAAAAGAGTTTATAGATGTTGATGAAGGGAAAGAACCCGCATTTCCCCCAACAATAGACAATCTTAAAAAAATTGTTAAAGACAAACAAAATCAAATGTGGATGTTTAAGGATGGAAGAGCGAGGGTTGATGGTTATTCTGCATCTGCAATGGCACAAGTGTATGATGCAATGAAGAAACCAGATCTCAAAAAGAAATTTGAAGATATGTTGAAAACCAAGGCAGGTTTTCTTAAAATACAAGCATTCGCATTTTCATTGGCAAAAAAGTAATGGATAAAAAAATAAAAAGGTTTAATGAGTATTCATCCTTTGAGGACAAGATCATTGCAACTCTCAAAAAGGGCCCATGTGATCTTATGACACTTTCCCACAAACTCAAAGAGGATATCCTTCCAGTAAGTTCTATGCTCGAACATCTCAAGGTTTATGATAAGGTCGAGGTGTGGAACGAAAAGTGGCAAATCAAAAAGAAGAAGTAATTTGGAATACATGGCCTACTCAAGATGGATCGATTCTAAGTTTTACACTTATTGGGCAGGACAAGCGAATTCTAAGGAAGATGAAGTGTTTATCGTACATTATGATTTAGAAACATATCGTAGTTTTACTTATACAGAATGTAAACAAATGATCGATGATACTATGAGAATCAAAGGAAAAATGAATTTCATTGATAATGATGAAGAAGCAACAGAGATAGAAGGTTATATGAAACAATTTATAGAATCAGTAGATCATCATTATTTGATTGAAATTAGAGGTGGTCAATGAGAGTGGGGCCAACTTACCAAAGGTCAACCCCTGACAGTCTTTCATGCCAAAAATATTTAGGAAAAAATGTTACGATTTAAACAATATATTGCAGAAATTGGTGTAGATCCTTTTAAGATAGTAGGGAAACCAGCATGGACTGAAAGTTTATCTACTATGTTGTTTGATCTTCCAAGAGCAGGAATAAAAGATATAAAGATTCCATTGTCTCCTGCAATAATGAGAAGGATATGGCCCAAACCAGTTCGTACAACAGTATTTCATTTGACTGATTATA